CAGCAACACCGGTCAGATTGTTGCGGAACTACGCAGCATAAACGGAATACACAAATTTTGGAAACTTAAAAACAAGGGCATAAATACATGGGGTATACCTGCCTTTGACGATCAGGATTCAGAACATGAAGTTAGGAAACAGGATGCAACACCATTCTAAAACAAAAAGAAATATAACTGACTTAAAATACGTGGAATCAGAAAAAGGATACTTTAACAATTTATGGCAGTCAATTAGATATAGAAAAAATACTAATAATCTTAGAGGAAGAGACCATATTTTAGAGTTATGGAATAAACATAAAAAAGAATATGGCTGTCGCTGCAGATACACTGGAATTGAACTTACTACTAAACGATCAACTGGAGAAGGTTGGCAGAAAAGTAGACCTACTAATATATCGATTGACCGTGTAGATCCTAGACTTCCTTATGAAGAAGGTAATATTGTCTTTTGTACATGGGAATTTAATAACAGAAAAAGTGGTGTTACGCCCGAGGATTGTAAAATAATACTGAAAGTATATGAGGAGAACCGTGCCAGAAATTAACATAATAATGGGGCCACCTGGAACCGGGAAAACGGAGAACTTACTAAGGATCGTGGACCGGGAACTAAAAGAGGGCACATCCCCCAACAGAATTGCTTTTGTCAGCTTTACAAATAAAGCGACCGACGAGGCACGTGATAGGGCAAAGACTAAATTTAATTTAACTGATAATGATTTTCCTTACTTCAGTACACTTCATGCTTTTGGTAAAAGACAGCTTGGATTTACTAAATCAGAAGTAATGGACAAAAATGATTACAGGGAATTTGCTGATAATTATGGTGTGGAACTAAAGACAGTTAGCATGGATTGGGATGGAAATGGAGTTTTCACCACGGACAATAAGTACTTAAAGGATATAAATAAATCAAGAATGCAAAGGCTGGAACTTCAGGATTACTATAACAAAGCTAATTTAGAATATCCCTGGAATGAATTAATATGGGCCTATAGGTCACTGGAAGAATATAAATACGAATCAGGAAAATGTGATTTCACTGACATGCTATCACAATATGTAGAATTTGGTCCTACACCCCCTCTTGATGTTGTCATTGTGGATGAAGCGCAGGATCTTACCAGATTACAGTGGGACATGTGCGAAAAGATGTGGAAGAACGCCAAAAGGGTTTACATAAGCGGTGATGATGACCAGGCAATCTTTAGATGGGCCGGCGCTGACGTTGAACATCTTATAAACATGAAAGGCAACCAAAGTGTTTTAAAGCAGTCACACAGATGTCCGGCAAAGGTTCACAGGATAGCGCAGGAGATAGTAACAAGAATCAGGGAAAGAAGAGAGAAGGAATGGAATCCACGGAATGAAGATGGGGAGCTACAATTTCATGCTTATCCCGGAAGCGTGGATGTGGGCGAAGGAAACTGGCTTCTATTGGCTTCATGTAAATACATGTTAAAGGATTTTGAAGAAGAATTGCGTTACAGAGGACTTCCATACACTAAGTACGGGGAGCCCCCTGTCAGCAAGAGCCTGCTCAGGGGAATAGATTCCTGGGGAAGGCTAAATGATTTTGAGGATATATCATATAATGATGTTGCTTCAGTTTACTCAAACTTAAAAAGTGGCATTGGAGTGGCAAGAGGATTTAAAAATCTTAAGACACTGGAGGAAGGAAAATCTTACAACGCGGAAGAACTGGTAATGCACCACGGACTTCTTAGTGCAGGAGATCCTTGGGACATTGCCTTTAACATAGGGGATCAGGACAAGTCATACATAATGTCCATGGAAAAGCACGGTGGTTTAAGGGCCGATGCAAAAATAAATTTGAGCACCATTCACATGGCTAAGGGTGGAGAGTGTGATAATGTTGCGCTCATGACAGACTTATCAAGGGCCAATAGAGACGAAATGGAAATTAATTCCGACGACACAAACAGAGCCTTCTATGTGGCCGTGACACGAGCCAAAAAATCACTGCATATAGTTCGATCAGAATATGGGGGATTTATACTATGACTACTATGACTAAAGAAGAAATACTGAAGAAAGCTTCTGAATTAATTAGCAGCAAAAGACAGAGTACCCACGGTGACTGCTTTAAAAATCATTCACAAATAGCTGATTTATGGAGTGTTTTCCTTGATGACAAACTAAAGACAATGAAGGAAATAACGCCAGGTGACGTGGCTGTAATGATGTGCTTGCTTAAGATTTCGCGCTCCACCATGGGCGATTTTAACCTGGATGATTTTGTTGATGGTGCGGCATACATGGCGATAGCAGGAGAAATGAACAATGGATCTATTTAACCGGGACGAAATAAAATCAGAGTGGGTTCATCCTACCGAGTTTCCTTCAATGAAGGGAAAGAAGGTAGTGGCAGTTGATCTGGAAACATGTGACACAGACCTAAAGAAAATGGGCCCAGGATGGCCAAGACAGGTTGGAAAGGTCATAGGCATTGCCGTATCCAGTGGTGATTTCACTGCGTACTACCCAATTGCCCACGATGGTGGTGGAAATATGGACAGGAAGCCTGTCCTTAAATACGTAAAAGAAATATGCGAAGATGAATCCATTCAGAAAGTATTCCACAATGCTCAGTATGATATTGGATGGCTTAGCGTTTTAGGAATTGAAGTAAAGGGATACATACATGACACCATGATTGCAGCGGCGCTGCTTGATGAAAACAGGTTTTCATACGCTTTAAACAGCATCGTCAGTGAATTTTTAGGTGAGTACAAGGACGAGAAAGTTCTTAAGGCTAAGGCTGAAGAGCTGGGTGTGGACCCCAAGGCAGAGATGTTCAAAATGCCTGCTGAATTTGTTGGCGAGTACGCGGAAGCTGACGCTAAATTAACATGGCGTCTTCATGAACGGTTGATAACGGAAATAGAAAAAGAGGAACTTGACCGCGTCTATGATGTGGAGTGCCGTTTAATCCGTGTTATATTTAACATGACCAAGCGTGGCGTGCGAGTGGACATGGATAAGGCTTTTGGGCTTAAAAGAAAATTACTTAACAAGGAAAAACAATACTTAAAAAGAATAAGGGATCTTACAGGATTAAATGTGCAGGTGTGGGCCGCACGTTCCGTTGCCGCAGCTTTTGACAGCGCTAACCTGGAATATCCCCATACTGAACTGGGCGCTCCTAGTTTTACACAAACATTTCTTGAAACACATTCTCATGAATTGCCAAGAATGATTACCAAAGCAAGAGTCTTGAATAAATTACAGGGAACTTTTATTGACGGTATTGCAAGATATATTCATAACGGAAGACTTCACGCGCACATAAATCAAATAAGGGGAGATGCGGGAGGATTTGTGGGTGGAACCGTAACAGGAAGATTTTCCATGTACGCCCCCAATTTGCAGCAAATGCCCATAAGAAATGAATTTGGATCGGAACTTAGAAAGATATTCATTCCGGAGGAAGGGGAAGACTGGCTGTCAGCTGACTATTCCCAGCAGGAGCCACGAATTCTTACCCATTTCGCAATTTTAAACAAGAACGCAGGAGCGGAAGACGTTAAATCAGCTTTTGTCAAAGGACTTGATTTTCACAAACAGACCGCTGAAATGGCTGGTATACCCAGGAGATTGGCCAAGACGATTGGACTTGGAGTTATGTACGGAATGGGTTATAAAAAACTGGCGGTTGATTTGGACATAAGTCCCAAGGAAGCCAAGGAAATGCTTACCCAATTTAGGGAGAAGGTTCCTTTCATGCAGGGAATGCTCGAGGCGGTTATGCTCAGAGCAAATAAGATAGGGTCAATAAGAACTTACCTTGGAAGAAGATGCAGGTTTGATTTATGGGAACCTAACTGGTTTGAAGTTGATCCTGTCACCAAACAGCCAGTGTTTCACAAAGCCCTTACGCATACCGCAGCTGCCATTAAGTGGGGCGGCGCGATTAAAAGAGCAGGAACTTACAAGGCGTTGAACAGGTTAATTCAGGGAACCGCTGCCGATCAAACTAAAAAGGCCATGGTTGATGTATATGAAAAACTGGGAGTTATCCCCTTGATTCAAGTTCATGATGAGTTGAATTGCAGCGTAAAATCTGATATAATGGCGAAAGAGATAAAAGATATAATGGAAAATTGCATAAAGATGGAAGTTCCCACCAAGGTGGAGTATAAAACTAAAAACAATTGGGGTGACGCAAAATGAAAAAGCCAGGATACAGGGATCAAGGAAAGAAGCGTGCTGACGGAGTCAAGCATGGATTTGCAATAAACCCGGAGCAGATGGAATATGAGAGAAGAAAGCTTTTACAGGAAATGTCTACGAAACTTAAGCCTAATAAAAAGACGCTTAATACAATGGCAGCTGTTGCTGCAACCAAGGAACCTGAGTACCTTGATGAGGAAGGAAAGAAAAGAGAGCCCACCATGCGTATTTTATCGCTCGGCGCAGGGGTACAGTCTTCCTGTCTCGCACTCATGGCGCAGGAAGGACTGACAAAACACAAACCGGATTACATGATCTTTGCCGATACGGGTTGGGAGCCGTCGTTCGTTTACGAACACGTTGAATACCTTAAGAAGGCAATAACGATATGCCCCCTCATTACCGTTGAACGAAGCAACATCCGTGAGGATCTTATTC